TATCGCTGGAATCGGAAAATTACATAAGACAAGTATTTTCCCATGTGGTATTTTTCAGTTGAAGAAAGGTATCAACAGAAAGCCAGGCGAACCGAACTATGATTTATATAAATTGGCACTCCGTTCAACTGCACAGAGGCTTTACCCGAATTACGCTAACTGTGATTGGTCAGGAAATGAAGGGTATGATCCAGATGATCCGAAAACATACTTCTCAACAATGGGCTGTAGAACAGCTAACGGTTGGGATATCAACGGATTTGGTCAGACAAAAGACGGTAGGGGTAATATTTGCCCGGTAACTATCATCATGCCAACACTTGCTATGGAAACAAAAGTTTCACTTGAAGAGAACAATTGTTTTACTGGTGGAAAAGAATACGATGAGAAATTATTGGTTGACAGCTTCATGGAATATCTTGATAAGAAGATTGATGAAGCGAAAGACATGCTTATCGAAAGATATTTATGGATTTGCAAACAGTCACCAGACTCAGCGAAATTCATGTACGAAAATTTTGTAATGGAAGGTTTCGATGGAAAAAATATCGAATCTGCCATGAAACACGGAACATTAGCAGTTGGTCAGATTGGTCTTGCAGAAACTTTACAGATTTTAGTTGGCTGCAATCATACAACTAAAAAAGGTATGGAAACCGCAAAGAGAATTGAGCAGCTTTTCAAAGATAGATGTGCCGAATACAAAAAAGAGTATAGTTTAAACTTTGGAGTATATTATACCCCAGCAGAGAACTTATGCTTTACAGCAATGTCAAAATTCAGAAATAAGTACGGAGAAATCCCAAATGTTTCTGATAAGAAATTCTTCACAAATTCAATGCACGTTCCAGTTTGGGAAGAAATGAGTCCTTTTGAAAAAATTGACATAGAGGCAGAACTTACAGGATATAGTTCAGCCGGTTGCATTACATATGTCGAATTGCCATCAAGCGTAAAACAAAATATTGATGCGCTTGAAGAAATTGTAAACTATGCAATGGATAAGGATATTCCTTATTTTGCAGTCAATGTACCGAATGACATGTGTACCGAATGTGGTTATACAGATGAAATCGGAGATGAATGCCCGATTTGTGGTTGTCGAAAAATCAGAAGATTAAGACGAGTAACGGGATATCTCACTGGTGATTACATTGAAGCATTCAATGAAGGAAAACGCCAGGAAGTTGACTACCGTGTGAAACATTTTAACAATGCCTTAAAAGCCAAAACGGAGAAAAATGAATCTCATTAACGGCATTGAAACTGATTTCAGATTTGCCGGAATTGATAAATTCGATGTAAATAATGGTAATGGAGTTGGAGCAACTTTGTTTGTGCAAGGTTGTTCCCACCATTGCAAAGGTTGCCACAACCAATCTACATGGGATAAGTCAAAAGGAATTCCATTCACACAAAGCATTTATGATGAACTATTTAATGAGTTATCAAAAAAGCATATTTCTAGGCTTACTCTTTCTGGTGGTGATCCATTGGATAATGTGGGGCTTTCATATTTTGTAAGTAAAGATTTCAAAAATCTCTATCCAGAAAAAGAACTATGGATTTATACAGGATATAAATATGAAGAAATAATTCACCAGGATAAGTATAAAAGCCTATTAAAATTATGTGATGTTTTAGTGGATGGAGAATTCAGAATAGAAGAAAAAGATCTTCGATTACAATTTCGTGGCAGTAGAAATCAGAGAATCATTGATGTGCAAAAAAGCATAGTGGCGAATAAAATAATACTTTGGAAAAGAAAGGAAATGTTATAATGGCAAAAGTAGTAGCAAAATTTGAAAAGGTAAGTTATGAGCAGTTCAAGAAGGACTGGGGAGATACATTTAACGCAAGTGATGAGGAAATTATTAGAAAGATTTATGACAGAATCAAATTACCGAAACGTGCAACGGTTGGTTCTGCCGGATATGATTTCTTCACACCAATCGGGCTGAAAATTAAACCTGGTAAAACAGTAAAAGTACCTACCGGAATCAGATGCAGAATTGACAATGACTGGGTATTGAAATGTTATCCTAGAAGTGGTCTGGGATTCAAATTCAGATTACAGCTCAATAATACAGTCGGAATCATTGACAGTGATTACTATAATTCTGACAATGAGGGACACATTTTTGCAAAAATTACAAACGACACTAACGAAGAAAAAGTTATAGGTCTTAAATCTGGCGAAGGATTTATGCAGGGAATTTTTGTTGAATATGGCATCACAGAAGATGATGATGCAACTGGAATTAGAAATGGTGGTTTTGGAAGTACAACAGAATAATATTAAAAAATAAAGTTGAAATATAATCACAAAGCAGATATAATATAATTGCCTTGTAATACTATGTACAGAAGTAACTAGCATTTTTCTATAATTTGTAAAAACAATTATTCTGTAGCAAGCCAACCAACAAAACGAAGCGTATTACTGGCGAAACCGGTGATACGCTTTTTTAATGGAGGCAAAATGAAAAAATTTAAAGCTAAAATCTACCTAAAAAACAAAAAAGAATTAAATGAATACCTAAAAAATCTCGTAAAAATAAAGAAAAACCCTACTTTAGAAGATGTGAAATTTTCATTCAAGTGGGGAACAATCCCTTGTGACCAATAACTACCATTTGGAAATATCAGGGAAAAAGAAGATGTGGAGGAAATATAATTATAAATAACGAAATACCTAAAACAATTCCGGTCGCAGACTATGCCGGATATATTATGAAAAATTTTAAACCGGATGTCATAAAATTCAAAAAGCCTGAATCGGAATGGACAGAAGAAGAACATACAGAATATACAAAGTGGGTTCTTAAACTGTCTATGGCACATAGATTCAAGCAACAAATACAGGAGAATAAGCCCTTAACAAATAGGGACAAAAGGATTATAGAGCGTTTTAGAAGTGGCGCAGATTTCTTTGGCGAAAAAATATGTGGCAAAGAAACATCAAGACTATTCGAACAACCATATACTTTTGATCTATTTAATGAGTGGCAGGAAAAGCACTTTAAAGAACACCCGGAAGACAAAGATAAAACAATCGAAGAGTTATTTGACATACGGCTTTCTGAACAGAAGCTATATCATTACAAAGAAGTAAATGGCAAATATTATGGTGCAGAAATTCCAAAAGAAATACATTACACAGAATATTTCCGATATCTATATTTCAATGTAAAGTATGAATTTAGTGAGAAAACGTATTACAGATCTATCCCATATACAGACAAGGATAAGCAAGAAAGTATATGGGATAGGGAACGTCGCTTCGTTGCACAAGAGATCAGTGAATGGAGAGTGGACGAACTAGAAGATTGGCAGCGAGATCTTATCGAAAAAATAAGAGTCGGTGTTGAGCTGAAAGACGATGATATTGTTAAAGCAATGGGTTATTAAAATCTAAATGATGGTTCTCATAAAACATCTTTAGGCGAATTATAGCTTCTCGTTCTTTGCGAAGTTTAGCAAGAGATTCTTCATCAGATGAAACAAGAGCCTCTTTAATCGAGGAATTCAACGATTTATGATAGAAACAACAAGTTCCAAACTAAATAAAATTACGATTTTATTTAGACTACTAATCGTCTGAAACAAGCAAATATTGCTTAAAACAGAGGATAACGATTTTTACGAAAAACAGAAAAATCATGTTTGCGAAAGGATATATAGTATTTTTGTTTTACGTTTCTGGGAATATATCTTTTTGGGGAAAATGGCTTAAATCTCACATAATCGGCACTTTCGCCCCAATTTTCCCAAAAACAAAACACGTTTTTGGCAATTACTTCTGATTTTGGGAAATATTTTTGGGAAGGAGATTCATATGCGAAAAAAGAATTTCAAAGGGCGATGTGAAAAAATCACAGTCACAAAATCAAAATCAATCTGTAAAACCTACGATGATCTACAAAGAAGCTATCTCGAAAAATTAGAAGCAAATTCCGACATTCAAGAAATCCGTATGAATATCGTTTTAGACAGCTTGCCAGATTATATGTCAGACTTTGTTTGTGTTAAGAATGATGGTGGTTTAATGGTGCGAGAATGCGTATATCGGAAATTTCTCACTAAACCAATGACAGTAAAGTTATTGGACGATTCAAGGAACTATTGGCGAAATCATGGTGTAGAAGATTGGGGGTTAGTTATAGATGCAGAATAATCTTATCAAAATTCAAGATGGCACGATTTACCGTATATTACAAGAACGTGACTCAGAATGGCTTGTAATTGATTGTATTAAGCGTACTATGCCGAAATGGATAGAAAGTTTGGCTGAATTTGAAAGCGTGCCTGAAAGCGTTTTATGGGTGACTACTGGCATTTATCCGACTGACACAAACACTTTATCAACCAAAGAGAAAAAGTATATGAATGAGCATTACAGCTTGTTTGCTAGTGTTCTGGGCGTTATTGATGATGAGAAAACG